GGAAAATCAGGGTTCGCGTAATTAACTGTTATTGATCTTAGATTTTTAGCGTATCCCGTTGATGAGCTAAATCCTGAGAAATTCGTTGCGGCTTGACTCGTGTTAGGATCTAATGAATTGAATGGGTTTTGAAAGGTCATCATCCTACCTGTTACAAACTCTTCGGCAGAAGCGGGATCACACAGTATCGTGATTGTATTGTCATAATGGTACAAGCCTGAGTTTGCGCTTATGTCAGAAGCAACATAAGTCCTCACTTGATTCCAACCACCTGTATAGTTGAAATAATTGGCTTTCATATTGAATAGATTCAATCTTTCTGAGAGTGTCAAATCCATAGAGGCGACAGGTCGATTACTTTGATCTCCAACAGGCATCCATATAGCCATAGGGTTTTCAACTGTCTGTATTCTACAAGCATTTCCCTGATCTTCAGCACTGAAAAATGTTGTTGAATAATATTTGAACCATGGATCATCTTGACAATATTGTTCATCAAACATATTTCCATATGAAACAGGATTTGGTGAATCAACCAAGAGAGTAAGAGAGGTTGTTTTTAATGATTCTTGAATAAATGCCGTAGTACTCACATTTTCCTCAGGACTTTCTTCAGTACAACTACATAACTCACAGTCAGGATATATTATCGTAGGTAATGAAATGTTCTTGAATGGATTACCCAACGAGTTGAATATATCTCTGAAAGATGGCGGTTTTGGACAGTTTATATTAACAAATGGTATTGCATCAACTATTTTACAGAGAATATAAACAAACGTCGCTATAGTACCGTATACAAAAGTGATTAATATCTTTAGGATCGGCCATAGGAATGCCAAAATATGAACCACCACCATTAATGGTACTAATAAGAGGGTTATAAAAGAAAAGAAAAAATTAAAAATGATAAAAATCAAATCGAAGTTTTTCACTCCATCGTTAGTTGGAAATCTATTATTGGTCGAATCACAAGTTGAATCTAATATTTCTTTGATACCAAGAAACCTTCCTCGGTTGGCGCCATTATGATAACCATCTATGAATTGTGATACAGTATAAACTTTATTATACCCGAATTGATAAAATGTGTCCTCGCAATTTATTGCGGTTTGTGGACTAGCATAGTCATTCCAATCTAATGAGAATGAGTATGATTTCTGAAACTGTTGCCATTGTGTTACCGCACTATAATTTGGTGTATAAATCGGGCTCTTTGGATCTGAAAAATCCGCAGGATCGATAGCCGAACTTGTCCATCCATATTCTCTGATATTAGGTACTAAATAATAAGCCCTCTTCACCTGTTTACCTAGATCATCTTCTTGTTCCCACTTGATTTTGAATCTATATTTTCCTTTCGTTGGTATACCTACGTTGGGATCTAATGATATTGTTTTTTCTCCGAACTCATTCGTTACAATATAATCCAAATTCATAGGTACATCTACAAGGAATGTTCCGTCCCCATCAATTACCTTAGCCCCGCCATCAAACTCATAAACTTCCAAACCTGGTCGTCCGTTAGAATCCTGGCCAACAGTCTGACGAATACATAATATTTCACCAGGACCAGATACCAAATCACATAGATTACCTGCCTCAGTCGAAGGTCTACAATTTTTTCTCAGAACTCTTCTGTCACTCGCAGAAATTACTGAACCCATGAAAACAGCTGTTGGTTGGATATCGATATTTGCTTGTTCTCTTAAATCAAA